GATATTCCCGGAAAGAACGGATAGTATGTGTGGTAGCAGTTAGCTCCCAGAAGTCCGGTCACGGTACCAAGTCCACAGACCGAATACAGCTGCTCCTTTGTCCAGACACGTCCTTGCCATACCGAATGCGCAGGTCGTGCTCCGGCATGCCATTCAACCTCGAAATACTCTGTTCCAAGCTTCTTGGCATTGTAGTCTGCTATTTCTCCGGTAAGATTCGCCACACCAGTCATCACAGCTCTTCTGGCAGCCACTTCTACCCGGCTTGCGTATCCGGATCCGTACTCAATCTTCCGAAGTCCGCTGTTCGTCAGCTGTGTGACCACCCGGCGTAATACGCTACCATAGTCAAATGCTCCTGTCACAATATCAAAACAGGCATTGTCCAGATAATTGGTATAAACCTGTGACAGCGGTGTTAAAACCTTTCTGCCATTATAATCCAGGTAAAAGCCAAGTGACTTAGTTACATTCTCCAGATCTTCCAGACTCTGCTGAATGATTGCATCCGTGATCTGCTGCAACTGCCTGTTCTCCTCATACGGGATAAACTCAGCATTGATCTGTTCGTAAATGTCCTTATTCCGGACGTATTCCCAGTCGATCACTTTATCATACAGCTCAAACATTTCCGGATAAGACGCATCCAGTGTTTTCTTGATCTCTCTTTCGATATCCTCGGAAGAATATCCAAGAATCCGTAACCGGTTAATCTGCCAATCTGCAGTACTGGTTATTTCACCAGCTTTCATAATCCTCCGGACAATATCCTGCATGATACGCTCTTCCAAATCCTGATACCTGGAAGCAATCTTACTTGCAAGCTTATTCTTATAATCATCTCGCATTACTCAATCACCTGATTTTGCTCCGGAATCTTAGATTTTGCAGTTTCTTCGTCCTCGTTGTACCACTTCATTCGGTACTCAAGCAGGCTCATGACACCCATACTGACGTCTTGCCTGTCCTGCTGTCTTTCTGATTCTTCATCAGCCAAAATAGAGTCATTAAACTCACAGTTGAATTCTACCCCAGACATATAAGAGCCGTTGTAGAACGCCAACGCATTCACGAATCCATTCAAACACTCTTCCAGTTTGCCCTGAATCGCCGTGACTCGGTTGTATTTCCTTGTTTTGGAAGCAAGCACCTCTGTAGCTGTCTTATCCACTTCCTGCGCATCTGACAGATCTCCATAAGCAAGACCGACATTGAACTCGATTTCCCGTTTGTATTCTTCCAAACCTCTTCTGAAGGCTTCATCTCGCATCTCAGGCGAATATTCTTTATACAGTTCTTTATCTTTTCCATCATCAAGATTCAACCCCTTATACAGGCGTTTCTTTAATCTCGGTAAATAGGTCTTTCCACCGCTCTTCTTCAAAGCTCTCTCGTCAATATGGATTGCACGTTCTCCAGAATCGTACTCCCAGTCTAGCCGAGCTCCCTGGATGTCTGCTTTTCTGATCAGGTTCTCTGCGGACTCATAGATCGATACACCACAAGTGGATCCGTCCACCTTATTCTCAATCGGGTTTTGATAATATCCAAAATCCATCTGAACCATCCCTGGATAAATAACCGGTCCCGGAAGAATGTTCGCCCATTCGACCACCTCTTCCAGACCGCAGATCTGCCCGATATCGCTCTGGCTCTGTGAATGATAGCATTTATTCTCAATCGTCAGATTGCCGTTCGTAAAATAATGCCGTTCAACTCTGGTATAATAATCATTTTCCCCAGCACACTTCACAACCAGAAAAGCAATATCATTCGGCGTTCCATCATCAGAAAAACTGATCACAATGAATTTATCCGCCGCAACATATTCCGCCGTGTCCGGTCCAAGTGGTCTAAGAACCATTGCGCCAAGTGCCAATCCTGTCTGCAGCTTCTTATTCATGTCTGATAAGCTCTTCTGGAGAACCTTATCCATCTTGTCATTATCTAAGATCTTGGCCTCCATCTCTACCAGTACAGAGTCTGCAAACTCACGGCAGATACCCTCTTCTAATTTCAGCGACTCTACCGTATCGTCACACCAGTCTGCATTTCCAGCCAACATCTTTTTCCATTTATTGATGGCATCGATCATGGTCTGTGACAGCGCCACATCTTTGCCGATTATATTTTTTAAGGTCGTATAACTAAACATGCTCACTATCCTTCCCCATAGTCTTTTTAATCCATCAAACATCTTCCACCTCTTCTATCAGGTCCTTCATATCTCTTTCTATCGTATACTCAAACGCATCCAGACTATCAATATCGGTGCTTCCATCATCCAGGCGCTCATCCTTGTCTGTTACATCTTTGTTCCATACTGCATCTGAAAATGCCGTCTGCAAGGACTTACTATCGTCTGTTGTCCAGAATCTTCCCGCTCCCATAAGCCTTACCGTGCAACGGATCCGGTCAATAATTGCTGCTTTCCTTGCTTTTCTGACCGTGATCCACGGAAACCTTTTTTCTACCGCATTCCGGATAGAATTACCAAGGACGGTTTCTGCGTTGTCATAATAAACAGATTCTACATTGCAATACTCCACGTAATTGCCGCTTTTCGCAATCACTCCATATTTATCTATTACTTCCTGAACAAAATCACAGAACAGCTCATCCAGCCTGTTGCTGTCAATATCTTCCTCTGCATCCTTTGCCATAATTCTCTTAGACATTACTGCAATTACATTCGCATAATCATCTGTGTATCCTCTGGCAACAAAAGAATGACCGGACTGATTTCCTCCGAAGTCAAGTCCGATCTCTATCGATACAATATCTGTTTTTTTGAATTGCTTATATTCTGCGTCACTTGTAAACTCATCCAGCACCTCACATTTGTAAGCATCGGGATTATCTGCAAAACGTTTGTAGATTGCCCCTTCCGCCCGTTTCCAGAGTCCAAGGATTAACCGGTCATAATAAATCGTGCCCTCATATTCCTTACAGAGCTGTTCCACGAACTCTGTTGGAAGAAATGGATTATCAAAAATTGTGTACCTCTGCAGGTAGATATCCAGTTCATCGTTATCCAGGAACTCCTTTAACCAGTGCGTTGGGTGTTCCGGATTGCAAGAACCATCAAAACAAGAATATGGCTTATCAAGTCGTGATTTCAACATCTGGAACACTTCTTTGTTCCACTTGGCAACCTCATCACCATAACAATATTTGATACTGGCTCCCTGGATTTTTGCCACCTGACTGACCTTTTCAGCTCCCAGGCAATACACCTCTTCACCACAAATATGCGCCACATTCCGGTTATTGATCTGTCCGATCAGCTTGTCTGTATAGATTTCACGCATCGGCTGCAGCACGTTTCGCTCAATCGATTCTTTTGATACGCCAAGAATAACATTGAGCCCCGGCTTACCGGTCCTTTCCCGGATACGAAAAGGAACCACAAAAGCCGTATCAACGTAGGACTTTCCAGAACGTACCGCACCAGACTTAATATTCCATCTATGAGTTGCGTTCACAATGTACTCATTCTGTTTCTTGCTTAACTGCATTGTCCCGCACCTCTTTCAGGATCTGATCCAACCGATCAAGCGCTTCATCATTCTCATTTTCACCAGTAATGGCTTCTTTCCTTGCCTTGATCAGCTCTGTATCTGCTTTCTTGTTCTCCAGATCTTCTTCGGCTCTGGCACTTTGTCCGGAATACTGGGCTACAAACTTGGCTGCCTGTGTATCCCCTGCCAATGCCATCTTGATCTGAGCCATAAGCAAAGCCGATTCCAAAGTACACTCAACGCCGAGCGACTCTAAAACCGGCTTCCATTCTTCATTATCTATTTCTGCAGTGAGCAGCAGGTTTAATGTCTTCCGGAAGTCTGCCTTCCTGCGTCTTGCCTGACCACTTGCTTTTCCTGCCTTTTTTGCCAATTCCCGGCGCTCTTCCGGGGTTCTTTTATTGTTTGCATCTCTTATGTTTTCATATCCTGCCACTTCACCACCTTCAATTCTGGTTTATTTTGCGCATTAGAAAAGCACCCCGAAGGGTGCTTTTAACTAACATTTACTATGCTTTTTCTTGTATTCCAAAATCTCTTTTCGCTCTTTCTCCCAATCTATCTTTACCAATCTATCAAGTTCCGAATCCGCAATAGAGCTATCTTTATATATCTTTTTCTCATACGCCCAATGTCTTTGCCTTATTTCTCGCAATTCAGGATCTTTGATCCTGCTGATTTCTTCATTATTCAACGTATCTTTATACTGCTCTTCTTCGTTTAACCATTCTGACATTTTCATCACCCTTTCACCATATTCTATACTTATTATAATATCGTATAGCCTGATAATACGCAACGAAAAAGACGACCTGTCATCAGATCGCCCTTTTACTACACTTACCGTCGGAGAACTTATTGTGAAAATGTCACATCCGAAAAGCTCTTTTCTTTCGCTTCTCGATGTTATCATAATACCACAGATGTTACTGACATTCACTGACATCTTTTTCCGGAAGCCGAAAATTTACCAGTGCCTTCCCGTGAAATCTGTAGATCTGTCGTTCTGAAAACTTCATCTTCTCTGCAATCTCCCACCAATCCATCCCACGAATATACCGGTAAAACAGCACGTCTTTCTCATTTTCGCTCCGCAGCCTTTTGATCTGCCGTACAATCTCCTGATATTCCACCATCCGCATATATCGTTCTTTTATCAGCTCCGATACCATACGGTCAAGCTCTGCTGCATAACCTGACAAATCGCCCTGGCTGCTCCCGTGCGGCATCCCGTCATTATTCATCGACGGGGAAATCTTCATAGATCGTAACTCTGCAATTTCCGCATTGATTCTATGTATTCGCCGGACATGGATCCTGTACTGTCTCAGATACTCTTTCTTTTTCTCGTTTTCCGTCATTTCTTTTTCTTCGGTCTGCAATGGTATCCACCTCCGCTGTAATGTCATACTTCTTTGCCAGATATTCCGCAACGCTTACGCTCTGGTAAGCCGGTCGCTTGAATCTCTCCAACGCCTTTGCATCATGCCGGCTCTCCAGTTCCTCATAATGCTGCTGTCTGTCCCTCCGCTGCTCTTTTCTGCTTCGTTTCTCCTGCAAATTATCACCTTCTATCCCTCATCACTCTAATATAGCCGGAATGCAAAACGCCCATAAGCACCATGCCGATCCAGTCCATTTCATTGCTATCAGAATGGTCATAGCTGTTATCATCCAGATACAAATCTTTTTTACCGCATACATTGTGTATTTATCCTCTTCCATTATCCCTTATACCTTTCCGGAAGTGGCATCCACGCCGCAACCTTATATGGCTCTCCCTGTTCATCGAACCAGACACCTGTCTGGGAATAATACAGCGTTGTTGCCTTATCAGCTCCCTCGATCGTGACCAGAAACTCCGCTGCATATGCACTTCTGACATATGATTCTATGAACTCCCGTTGATTTGGAAGTCGATCTGCTGTTGAAATCCAGTTATTGTTCATCTTCTTGTTCCCCTTTCAACGTCCCCAGCACATTCACACCAGCTTCCCTCTCCAGCTCCTCATTCATCAGCCGAAAGTATTCCTCGTCCTTCTGCGCAAAATGCATCTGGTGTAAAACAAATTCCAAATATTTCAAAACTCCCTTTCTTTTGCAATGATAGTTCCGGTACAAATAATCTACACTGATCAGCAAGAAGCAGTTCATTGCCTCTGCTGTGTGTTTGTCCAGTTCCTTCTGACGTTCCTTTTGGAACTCCGGACTATCCATGATCTCTTTTATCTGCTTTCGGAGCTTGTATTTCTTTAGCTGCTTATCTGCCCAACTCATTTATTCAACCTTTCTACCTATTTTTAGGCATAAAAATACCAACCACCGAATATTGATGGTTGGTAATAATTATTACAAGCATTTACTATTTAGTATATACTTTTGATTATCTAGCTCCATTTTATAAATGGGTATTTTTTCTGTTTTTCCCCAATTTTTTATTTCTTCTTCTATATCCTTGTCTATCTTTGCTCCCAAGTACACACCAGTTATTGCTTCTTTTAAATAAACGTTATCGTTTGGATGAATTTCTTCACAATGTGTAGATAGAATTCTCCACTCTTTTTCATGTTTCCAGCACTTTGCTTTATACACATATGGATTCAAAATTATATTATTATTTTGTGTTTCCAGTAAACGTATAGCATTATATCGGTTATCATCATAAATAACAGGTAATACCTGTTGGTGAAAAATTTCTGCTTTTGCCGTATCGTATTCTATGCAAAACCCTTTATGATTTTCAGTATAATACGACCACATTAAAATAGAATCTTTTTTCTCCGTAAAACATGACACTAACGTATCACGTTGATTTTTTCCTAATAATTCACGAACAACTTTATCTATCTCTTTTTTTGCCTCTCTATATTCTGGTTTTGTACTTTTACTATATTCTCTGTATGCTTTAGATATTGTTCCAGTGTCTTTAATGAAATCAATAGTAGGAAAACAATCAAATGGATCATTAAATTCAGAAGCTGACGTTAAATGAACACACCCTTTAAATATATTTTCTCGCCAATAATCATTTATTCTTCTATAACTGTACAATTTACGTGGCATATGCTGTTTTATAAATTGCACTACATCAAAAAATGAAATATTTTCATCCTCTAATTTTTCTATGTATTCTGGCATCCAATTCTCTCTACACATATTGGCATTCTCTCCCGTACATTTATACGAAAATTATACCATTCCAACCATCAATATTCAATTGTCAAGGTGCTTTATTTGTTTTAAGCTGTATAATCTTCAAACCGTTCACAAGCCATAAATGCAAATCTTGAATTTACCCATCTTTGCATTCTTTTCAGCGGATCACGCTTCTTTAATTTGTATTTGTCGTATATCATCACGTAAGGTGCATATCCCAAATCTCTAAGCGTATATATCCGATCAAGGTCTTGCTCCAATGTTGTATCAAATCCGCACAAGACATACACCGTCATTTTCCGCCTGTCCCATCCAGTCAGCTTTTGAAACATCTGGAATTTCGGTACAATAATGTCCTTATCCTGGTATCTGTCCCATGCAAAATGAATCTGCTTGATCTTCATTCGTTTGATGTATTCTGCTTTTTCTTCTGTCATAATTCGAATATCACAACCTTGCGAGAAATCTATCCAAGACTTACTATCAATAAGCTGTTGACTCAAATCTTTCCAATCTGGGCAAGCGAACATATTCGGATCCAATAGTACGATATTCTTCTGTCCGTTCCAGAACTCAAACAGATCAGCTACCTTATGGCTTTTCTGTCCCTCTTTTTCTTTCACAATACAGAAGTCACAGCCTCTCGGACATCCTCTTGTCAAGAATCCGTAGGCGGTATCTCTACATAGCTCCGGATACAAGCTGTAATCTGGATAGATATGCTCAATTTCGTCCGGCAACGGCTTCCCTCCAGACGGATACTCATATCCTGTACCACCCTTGATTATTTCTCCGGCACATACCGGATGCGGATAATCAAGGGTGAACGAAAACACCTTGCTCATATATACCATGTCTGGTGGATTTAGCCATGCAGTCAGCGGATCATACCACTCAACCTGATCTCCATTTTTCTTATGCCATGCCGATAATTTCATCAATGGGAGGTTGGGAAAATTGTGTCCGTCTACATCAATTAGTGCTATTCTCAATTGCTCCTGCGTATCATCATTCCTCCTACTTCCCACGCTTAATAATCTTCCGTTTCTTCCTGCTTCCAGTTCTCAGGAACGTACTCCGTTTCCCATTCTTCTTTTTCATCGCTGCATCAACTTCCTTGTAAGATCTGTCATGTCCTCATATTCACGCTCTTCAAAATTCTTAAACTTTCCCTGTTTCTCTGGCTGCTTCTTTGTTTTTGGCCTTCTCTTGCTTTGAACAGGATATAAATTCTTCCATCCACCAGCTGCAGCTTTATTCAGGATTGCTTTCTGTTCAGCCAGATCAGAGGACAATGATAATAAATCCTCTCTCAAAGCATTTACTTGCTCTTCAGAGATCTCTCCCCAGTTCTGTGATCGGACAAGGAGATAGAACTGAAAAGCTGATTCAAGGGAAGAATCGCTGAAAGCGCCCTTATATACATTACTTTTCTTTACTTTACTTTCCTTTCTATAAAGCGAATCCTCATTTGTCCCTTGCACATCATCATTTGTCGGTTGCACATCCGAAAATAAGCTGACTTTAACTAGACCTTTGCATTCTTCGGGTTTCAAAAGCCAATACTCACCATATACTGTTTTACTCCGCCGCTCGGATAGTACCGCCCAAAAACGACGCTGGATACCTCTACTGGTCAAGATCCCCCACCTGTCAAATAACCCTTTGTCAAAAAGATCCACTTGCAGGCAGTAATCCACAGTCTCTTTTACTGTACCGGAACCGATGCCGCCGCCCATCCGCCTTGCTGTCGTTGCACAGTCGTCATAGCCCCATTCGTAGAAATACCCGTTTACTTTATATGCCCTCTGACACAAAAAGAAGTAGATCCCGAATCCCTTCCATCCTTTTGCATCGAGAAGTTTGTCTATTTTCTTATCACCATCGAATATGTCAACCGACCATCCGGAATAATCAATTCCTTGTTTTGGTCGTCCTGCCACTTCTTACATTTCCTTCCTTTTTATCCGGTATACTCCTCAACTGTCACATCCAGTCCTTCTACCGCCGAATAACATTTCTTTGCCTGAACCAGCGCGATCTGCGTATCATCGTGATAAGCAACCCCGTTCAGTGCATCTGCTACCACCTTCACAATATTGTCCATATCCGGTTTCTTCAGCGGCAGCTCTCTTCCCTCTAGCATATCAAGCTTCCTTTTCTTCGATACGCTCTTTGGCGGAAGATACCTTGCAATAATCCGGAGCGTCACAGGCTTTTCTCTTTCCAGGAACGCTCCCTTTGCCATCTGCAGATACCGATCTTTGATGAAGTTCTCATACAGAACCGTGTTCTCCGGCGTAGTGGAACAGTGCTTCTTTGTCGATACATTATAATATGTCCGCGCCCTGGCTTTTCCCTGCGGCTTGCCCGGAACTGTAAACATTACCGATGTCATTCCCTTTTGTCCTTTCTGCCGGCACTTACACAACAGATGCTGCATAATGCCGGCTTGCTTTCTTGTTATCAGGTTACGTGTGATATATTATTTTTAAGGAGATATTATTTTCTACGCGATAATCGTAATGTGGTACTTCTCAAGTTCCTCCGCCAGTTCATATGCCAGATAGTCCTTGATTTTCTTCATGGTTGCATTCTTCCATAAACCGCCGTCTGCTTCCACAAGCTTGAAGGATGGTCCACGGTCACTGTCCTGGATCCGGAATACATAACTGCTCTGTGGCTGCTCGATTTCTGCAAAAGTACGATACGGTCTGAGCTTCACCGGATTCGGTACGATCACATCCGTCTTATTTGCAATCCCACTCTTGATCGTGGTTTTCTGGCTGACACCATCATCATCATAATTCGCCGTTGTTCCTGACTCGATATTTCCGGCAACCTGCTTCAGGACAGTCAGATCATCGGATTCAATGAAGTTTGCCTGAAGCTCGATCAGAAAACGTTCCTGGTCATAATAACGGTCAAACTGGAATTCATTTACAATGGCATCTGCCCTCATAAGCTCCTCCCTGTTGCGTTCGTCCACCAGTCCGGAATACAATCTTACTTCTGTCGGACTGATTACATGCAGAATCATGGTCTCCCGGAGTTCTTCCGGTTTCCCCTTGATATAGTCCACAATGGATGTCAGGGTGTTGACACTCAGGGAATCTGCCTTCGGGAAATAATGGTATCTTGTAAGATTTTTATTACAGTATGTATTACCGTTGATATCAAGCACCTTCGGCTCCATGCTGCCTTCTTTCAGATTTGTGATAAATTCAATTGCTTCTTTTAATCCTTCCATCGTTTTTACTCCTCCTATGCCTGTTTTGCTGTTCTTAAATCAATTACTTTGCCTGCGTGTTCCGGAACTGAATCCGCCACAACTTCTCCAGTAGCTTTATCAATTACTTTTCCATCTACCACTGTAGTTCCTGCTTCTGGTACAACTCCCGGAACGTCCTGTACAGCCATCTGTCCTGGAATCTGGTTGCCGATCTCGACTGCTTCCACTTCGCCGGTGCGGAGATCTTTTCCCATGCTCAATGCAGTGACTGCTCCGAGTGCCGGTGCAAGGGTTGTCTTCGTCTGAACTCCGGTTGCAATGAAGTTTCTTTCCTGATTCGGCTTAAATGCGATCGTTACCGTAATCTTTCTCGCTGTGCCGGCATCCGTGTTCGGATCCTGGATGTTCTTCGTAACCTCTTCGATCGCCCGGTTTACCTGTGCGGTAAATGCTCCGTTTGCAAATGTTTCTAAGTTAATGTGCTGCATAATTCTTTTTCCCCTTTCTTAAATCTATCCAAAAAATGATGCCTCAATACCCTTCGGATCCGGCTGCTGTGTTCCTGCCGCTGCCGGCTGGTCTTCCTGGACCTCCTGTAACTCCTGATCAGATACCACTCCATCATCTTCCGCCTTCGCTGCATCCACATAGTCTGTCTTTCCGTCCTCATGGATCACTGCCATATCCTTGTCAATAGCATTCTGGAGATCAATACTCATGATTCCCCATTTGCTGATCAGCTGACGGAGCATGGTTTTCAGTGCCATTCCGTCAAAATCCTTAAACCAGAATGAAGAATACTTCCACATATCCTTTTCCGGAATCTTGCCCTGTTCCAGTAATTCCAGAGATTTTGCTCCACCGTTTTTGTAAAACGCAAAAGAATACTTCTCAGCGTGTGCAAGCATTTTCTTCTTTGACCAGTACAAGGTCTTCCGGAAACCATTCTCATACTCGAACATTGCGAAGTATCCCATGGTTGGAGCTTCCTCCCGGAGGATATCATCATCAATCAGATTGACCTCAACTTCCTCATCCAGAGGATCATACCGGACAAGCTCCCCTTCTTTGATTGCAAGCACATTGAGCTTTTTGTAGTAACCGGAACGGATTGCCAGCTGAATATATCCTTTATATCCAAGCTGGAACTGCGCTTCCTTGCAGCCCTTTTTCTTGTTGTCGAACGGAACCATATAAAACTGGCCAAGCTGCGGGGACGGCGATAAATTTAGCGCCTCTCCGAGTAATGCAGCGTTTACAATACTAGGGCTTGTACACTCCTGTAATGCCGGTGTGCTCTGCACCGCACTTACGATACTGGAAATAAATCTTGTCCCGTTCTTTCCACCAACCACCTGATTGATCTGCTTCTTTACCGCATCGTTCTGCAGGTAAACCGACAACTTCATTGACTGATCCTGTCTTGCCAAACTGTTCTGTACTGCCATGTCTTATTCCACCTTTCCGAATCGAATCCGATTCTTTAACATATATTCACGGAGTGCCATAATCTGCCCCCTGGTTCCCCATACACGGAAGTCAAGCTGGAATACCGGTTCTTCTTCCGGAATTGAAGCTGTTTCCTCTGCCGGAGCTTCCGGTACAGATCCGGATGCTGTTTCCTTCTCTGCTGCAGGTTCCTCCTTTTGTTCAGCTGCAGTCTGCTGCTTCGCTGCCTCTTCCGCTTCCCTTGCTTTCCGCTCTGCCTCCATGCGTTCTGCTTCCAGCTTTCTCTTCTGGATATCGGCAAGCCTCTGTCCTTCCTGGATTGCCTGGTTCATATCCAGTGTCTTCCGGTAAACTTCCATTGCTTCAAACTTAAACTCCGGAAGCTTGCTGATCGTCACCACATCCGTACCGATCTGATACATCCGGCTCTTCATCTGCTCTTCGATCTTTGGCAGCGTAACCGTTGCATTCAGCCACTTTTCATCCCAGATCATGTCCAGCTTCACAAAGCTCTGGAATCCAATGGACGCAAACAGTTCTTCAATCTCTTCCCGTTTTGCAGCCTTGCGGCGTTCATCAATCTCTCTAATCTGGGAGTCAATCAGTCCGATCGGTTCATCGATCAGAGCTGTGATTTCCTTGACCTGCTGCTCAAACTTGGTATACGGCTCCATGCAGATCTTCTTGACACGTTTCCGTTCGTCCTCAAAAGCTTTCTTTAACTTGTTCAGATCCGCCCGGTCTGCTTTCATATCTTTGAGCGAATCTTCTGTGTAGGCAATCGTCTTGTAATCCTTTACCTTCTCGGCAATCGCAGCCTTTAATTCCTCGTTGTTCCACAGGATCTGCTCTGTAAGCCAATTCTCCTGCGGATTTGTGATCCGTAATTCCATACGCTCCTCCTTCTTTTTTAGATCTCTGGAAGTATCAGCGGCGGTTTCCGCCCGCTTTCCACATACTTCCAAAATTTCATTTCTTCATCCTGCAAATAATCCAGATCAGCCTGGACTTCTGCTCTTTCAATAAAATAATGTTTTACCTGTGTCCGGACGTCTGTTCCCCAGTTACTCCGTAAATGTGCCCGGAGGACAACAAACTCATATCCGGTAACAAGCAGATAATGCAGCACCTGAATGTAATAGTTATCCGGGATCCGGTCCTTCCATTTCTCATATTGCATAGACTGCAGAATGTTGGTGGTCTTAATCTCCAGAATCCCTTTCCGGCCGTCCTGATCAACCAGCTCCCCATCCAGTGAAGCCTGCATGAACGGATACTCCAGACTCTGCAAGATCCGGAATTCATGGTGTGTGACCTGATACTGTGGATAATCCAGGCGGAACAGCTCCCTGATGAACTGCTCCGCCTCTTTCCCATAGATCACATAAGGCTTTTCTGAAATGTCTGGTGCAATCCTTCTGCCAGTCTTTTCTTCAAACAGCTCAATGTTTGTTTTGTATGGGTTCTTTCCAACCACGGCACTTGCATCACTTCCGCCGATTCCGTTTAACCGCCCCTTCAGCCAGGCTTTTTCATCTTCAAAATCATAGATTTTATAAGGTTCCATCTTTTCCTCACGCTTTTCATATGATGATATATGTATGTTCTGTTCCGTCTATATGCTGTTCTGCCACTTCTACCGCTTCCTCGTAATAACCGAACAAGCCGTAGATCCACCCATCAGAGCATCGAATAATCAATGGTTTCTTCTCCATCATTGCGCCCCCTTTAGGTACACATCCTTCTCTAAAGAGACGAATTATTCATCAGCATTGTCAGAAATTCTCCCACTACCTTCAACGCTTCCAATTCAAGTTCCGCATCCGTTGCAAGACCAAGCTCCACCGCCCGGTTAATCACTTCCTTCGCCTCGGCTTCGCTTTGATTGCACTTCTCCGTCAGTGTCTTTTTAAGAGTCCGGACGATAACCGCCAAATCTGCCGTTAATCCCGGCACTCCCTCCGATGTCTTAATATCACATGTTCCTTTTTCAACTCTGATCATATTGACTTTCTCCTCCGATTTTCCTATAATTTAGTTGAGTTTTTTGTTATGTGCGCCACTGGAAGCTGCAACTTCCGGGCGCACTTTTATTGTTTTTACGCCTATCCTATCCAAATAATTTGCCAGATCCGACAAGTATGCGATCGCATTATTCTTGTAATACTCGGATGTACCGTCAACCCTTTCCAGCGACTGCAGTTTGTTGATCATCTTATCAAGCTCTGACGTTCTCATGCTCTTACGCTGCTTCTCTTCTGGCATGCTCCCTCGCCTCCCTTATTTTCCTTTTCCTGTGCCGGTATTCCAACATCCGGAAGTATTCCAGCGCATACGCTCCAACCGCAAACACTGCAAGTCCAAGAGCTTCATACAGGTAAAACAGCTCCTGTTGTTCTACCGAACATCCACCAACCATACACATAAACCCAAAAGCAATCGCTGTTTTGCTTAATAGCTTCGCCGCCTTATAGAACATCTCTTATCCCTCCTTTGCTTGTCCAACTGGTACCGCTTACGCGGTTTTCTCAATGGTATATGTAATTTTCACTTTTTCCTGTTCTTCCAATAAAGAAATCATCACCTGTATGATTTTTTCGATATCGGGTTTCATATTTATCACCTACTTTCTATTGAAGTTTATGCGGTGCTGGTTGTACTTGTTGATTTGTCCTACTACTGTCTGGTATAATTTCCGTATCAAATTATGAAAGGATAATCATCATGCTTTCGTTTGTATCAAATATCGATTTAGAAAAAATTATAAATATTTTATTAGAGCCATCTGTCACTCTTACTCTTGGCATCTTTACATTACTAATTAGTCGAAACTCTAATTTATCTACTTTAGCTCGTGAAAGACTAGATAAGGTATACCATCCACTCTTTTTAGAAATCGAACCTTTTTTATACAAAAAAGTATCTCTTAACGACATAAATGCTTTTCTTTCTAAATACTATGAATTAGAAAACTCACATTCTCTTCTTATTGATCCTGTTTTACGTCAAGAGATTCGCTGGCTTGAAAAACCATCTGCTCTGCAAGAGGATAAATATGGCTATAATCAATGGTTCCGAATTTGCGATCAGATTTCCAAAACATATGACAAATTATGTAAACAAGCTCATCTCCCTGTTCGCAGTATTTCTTATCGGATTAACTACAGGCAATATCGTTCAAAAATTCGTATGATATTCGCTCTTATATGGATTGAACTACCAGCAATTGCATTTTTTAGCCTATTACTCGGTTTCGCATCTCCACGTCTTTTAGCTGTTACATATGCATTGTTCTTTTTATTTTTGATGAAGACATTTTTGGATAACTTGTAATACAACGATTGCGCAAAGGAATATAATAGCTACTCTTTCTCTGGGATATCTGTTTATCAGGTATCCCATTATTAAAGCAATTCCAACAATATACAGGACAACCACTATTTCCATCTCATCCCTCCTTACTCTTCCAGAAAATAATCCACGGTTACGCCGAAGTAATCTGCGCTCCCTCTTCATCTGTTGCAAATAATTCAGTTTTCTCCTATACTTTAAATACCGGCACCACCATGCTGAGTAATTATAAAAGGAGACACTATGATGCAACTCACAAACGATACATACAGAATTCTTCGTCTTATCTACGATGAATATCAAAACCGAAGAAAAATCGGTATGTCTAAAACAGAGGCTATTCTCTTTTCTTACCCCTCTGCTCTCCAGACAGAATTTCTTCAAGGAATTCTCGAAGACGATATTGCTGATGCCCTTACCGAATTATCCACAAACGGTTTGATAAAACTTTATTCTGATTTTGGATTTTTACTGAAAGATTCTGCCATTATCTACATGGAAAATCGTTTACAAAATAAAGTGAATCTAATTTTTGACATAATCAGCAAAATTGTATCAATGCTACACTAGTTTTTCTTGCTTATTTCCTGACTGTAAAGTTCATCCCTCGTGATTAAAAGTGACCATTTCCCATTGTTGAACTCCAAGTTACATCGGCTCACCATTGAAAGTGCCTCACCATTTAATAAGCAAATTCCTTTATCGATGTCGATATGAATTGATTTGAAAGGTTTCCTTTCTACTGTCTCAGGCATTTTCTCACCTCCTACTCTGAACTGCTATTTACCGGTACGGTTCTTCTCTCCCTTCATTTACGTCTCCTTCGGTATCTTTATAAGTTACTCATGTGCAAAAAAAATAGACATTGGATCGTCCATATGTAATTCATCAATCATAATTTGAATTTCATCACTACCAAACACGCCATTTTTCATCTTTTCATAGAATGTTTTTGGTGTAATACCTATCATTCTTGCAACATCTGTTTGAGATAATCCATTTTTTGCGATTATCCCTCTTAATTCATCAGTTTTAATCACATTTTCACCTCCGTATCTTTAAAAGTTACTTTTAGTATATCACATTTATGTAACTTGTCAAGCTATTTTTGTTGCATTCATAACATTTTTGTGCTATTATTAAGTTACTTTATAAAAGGAGGAAAAATATATGACAGTTGGAGAAAGAATAAAAGAACTCCGCACTAAGCTTAACATGAGTCAAGTCGAGTTTGCTGACAAAATCAATGTATCTAAACAAACACTTTATAAATATGAAAATAATATTATTACAAACATTCCATCTGATAAGATTGAAGCGGCCGCTCAACTTGGAAATGTTTCTCCTGCGTATTTAATGGGATGGGATATTACAAGTAATATTCAAGAATCACAACCTATTTTACTTGGATCTGAGCTGAATAAAATATTTGAAAAACTTTCTAAAGAATATAAAAAGCCAAAAGAAGATTTAGTATCATTATTTTTCTCATATGACTTAAATCATTTACCTGAATCATTACGTATGCTAAATGAGAAAAATATTCGCTATGTATTAGATGAACTTACGAGTGCTCCGTCTGAAGCAACCACTCTCGCCGCTCACTTTGACGGAGAAGAATATACAGAAGCGGAAATGGAAGAAATCAAAAATTTCGCTAGTTTTGTGAAAAACAAAAGAAAATAGACTTTGGCATTTTTCTAAATTTACTTATGGGAGGTGCTAATTTGAATAAATTTGAAGAATTGGAAGACGTAGCTTATCAAGATGGTGTCGATGTTTTAAATTACCGTTTTGAAAGCAATAACATAAAAGGACTGTATTGCGATGGTGTTGTAGCCATCCGAGAAGACATGACCATTCCGGAAAAGACCTGTGCTCTTGCCGAAGAACTCGGGCATCACGAAACATCTGTCGGAAATATCCTCGATATGACATCTGCTGCCAACCGAAAACAGGAACGTCAGGCAAGATTTTGGGCGTACAACAAGCAGATCGGTCTGTTCGGACTGGTACGAGCCTTTGAGCATGGCTGTCAGAACCGGTTTGAAATCGCTGAATACCTGGAAGTGACAGAAGAATTTCTGGAAGAATGTATTGAATGTTACAGGAATAAGTACGGGATTTGTAAGCGGTTAGATAATTATGTGGTGTATTTTATACCGCAGTTGTCGATGATGAAATTGGTATAACCGCATATGCGATTATATAGAAACACTTTATATGAGGAGGAAAAATTATGAAAAAGAAACTTGTAGCATTGGTTCTGATCGGAAGTATGGCACTGTCATTTACAGCCTGTGGCAATAGCTCCGATTCATCAAAAGAAGCAAAGGAATCATCCAAGAAAACAGAAGCATCTGCTGAAACTCCAAAAGAGGAAGTAAAGGAAGAAGTCAAAGATCCTGTTGTGCTTACTGGAAAATGGGAGTACAAAGATGATGACGGTACTTGGATGCAGGCAGATATTACTGAGGATACCATCACAATAAACTGGATTATGGATGAGGGAAATACAACTGCTGTTTACTGGGTTGGAACCTATACTGCTCCTACAGAATATTCTGAAGAATATACTTGGACATCTACCAGAGACAAAGAAGCAACCGATTCCGCTCTTCTCGCCTCTCTGGACGATACAAAAGAGTTTTCTTATTCCGATTCAAGCAAGCAGATTACCTATCAGGTAACAGTTTCCGGAATAACAAAAACTATAACCCTTAATCAGACAGAATAATATAAATAAAAGAACCGCTCCTGCGCCAACAGGAACGGTCGAGCGATGAAACATACTCTGTTTCTATTAAGTTCTCCGAAGAGATACCCAATTCCAAATAATATTGTATCATCTCCGGAGCAGCCACGCAAGAGAACAAAAGTTCTCTGGCTGTTATTTTTATACTCATTTTTACGTATATTGAAGAGAAAGGTGATATAATATGCCAAGTAAAATTGAACGCTGCGCCATTTACATCCGTGTGTCCACCGCTGAACAGATGATGCACGGTAAATCCCTGGAAGCACAAAAACAGTACCTGACCAATTACGCCAAAGAACATAATATGACCGTTGCTGGAGTTTATGCTGACGAGGGTAAAACTGCCCGTAAAGAATTAAAAAAGAGAAAAGCTATCCATTCACTCCTCGAAGATGTAAAAGCCGGAAAAATTGATGTGATCATCTTCTGGCGGATTGACAGATGGTTCCGTAACCTGTCTGATTTTTACAAGGTACAGGAAGTCTTGGACGATAATAACGTCCATTGGATCAGCACCAGTGAACCCGGAATCAATATGGAAACCAGAGACGGTCGACTGCAGCTGAATGTAGTTCTATCTATCGGTCAGAATGAGGTCGATACCACCAGCGAACGTATCAAATTCGTAAATGAAGCATCTATCCGGCAGGGAAAACTGATCTTCGGTGATGTGAATATGGGGTACGGCTACAAATCTGGAATCATTGATGGTGTAAAACGTATGGTAAAAGATCCAGATCGAGAAGACACTGTAAATGCTTTTTATCGTTTTTTCTTTAAGCACCATGCAAAAGGGCTTTCTATGCGCTATATTCAGGAAAATTATGATCCGGATTTTACATGGGCGAATATGCGAACACTGCTATCGAGTGAATTTTACAAAGGAACCTATCGCGGAATTCCATACTGTCCTGCTTACCTGACAGAATCCGAATGGAATAATCTGCAGGAAATACAGAACGCAAATGTTAAGCGTGCTCCTTCTGGCCGGATTTATCTTTTCAGCGGCATGATAAATTGTCCGATCTGTGGACGCAGGCTTAGCGCAAGAGGCAGTTCGTCCATTATCAACAGGAAAACCGGTGCCAAAAAAGTATACTGCTATTACCGATGCAACAAAGCTTTTATTGATCATAAATGTTCTTACAGACATATGGTTAGTCAGAATCTCATAGAACGATACCTGATTGATCATCTGGAATACGAATACAATAAATTTAAAATAAAATGTGAAAAAATTGAAAAGGAACAAGAAAAAAAGAAGAAAGTTCAGACTCCGGAAAAGCTCCAGAAAGAATTAGAACGATTAAATCTTCTCTTCCAGAAAGGAAGAATCGAATGGGATTATTACAGCAAAGAATATGATCGGATTGAAAACGAACTGAATGAATTGTTAAATGCGGCTCCGGAATTAGAACCTGATTATGCTTATCTGGAAGAGCTGCTGAATACAGACTTTAGAACAATGTACTACAATTTAACCCAAGAAAACCGCAGAGCTTTCTGGCACTCCATTATCCGGGAGATTCACCTGAATACTGATCATACCGTTGACTCTGTTGATTTCTTATAGCGTCTTGTACTAACTGGTTGACTCCGTTTGGGGCGGATAAAGTTATGACCGCCGTCCTCTCCGGTGAGGCAGATATTGGCTTTATGGGAAGTGAATCTTCGATTTATACTTACCAGGAGGGTGCA